CCCCCCGTCACCCCCCGTTCCCTCTGACGGGACGATTTTGACCTCTACAGGAGGGGTCGGCGGGGGAGGGGGCACAGCCAGGCCAAGCGTGCGGAGCTCGTCGACGTTGGCAGGATCGTGGGTGAAGGCGAGGAACTCGGCCGGATCGTTACCGAATCGGGCGCGGATCTTCGAAGGAAGCGTCATGAACGCCTCTCGAGCACGCTGGACCTGGTGGAGAGACTCCTGGAAGTCGTAGCTGTCAGGAAGGTCCTGGTAGGCGCCGGCGCCGGCGCGGGCGGAGACGTGCTTGAACATGCCAGTTTGCGAGAACGACTTGATAACGTTGTTGATGTCACACTCGTGCTGGAATTCCTGCTTGGTCATCGACGGCAGATACACCAGCTCACCGGTCGTCGGATCAACCGACAGGTTGTCCTCCGTCAGACGACGATGCGGACGGTAGAAAGAGTAGATCGGTTTTTTACTCATGGAACCAGGTCCTCCAATTGACGGGTAACACGCTCAGGAAAGGAGGGACCGACACCGGTCCCTCGACCGAAGCCACCCTCGTTAACAGGGCGCGCCTCACGGTTGCGAAGTTCAGAATTGCTCGCGTCAGCACTCGCCGCTCGAGCAGCGGCGTAGCGTTGAGCGGTCGACGCATCGATTGCCCGACCGGTCTTGCGGATGTTCTCGTACTCGGCCTCGCGATTTTTGCGCTCCTGGCGAGACACATCCGTATCGGCCAGAGTTTTTCCAGTGGCGGCATCAAGGTTTGTAGTTTCGTAGCCGACACGACGGGTTTGCTCGTCGGTGAGATCGGTTTGAGAGCTCTTGAGCTTGGCCTCCTGACCGGTCTTGTAAGTGTCGAGAGCAGAAGAAACGGACGCACCGATAGCGCGGCCGAGATCGATATTTGTGTTGCCCATGGCAAACTTGCTTTGAGGCGCTACCGAGGGCGTAACACCTCCGGATGTGGATTGGCCAGAAGCGCCGAGCGCTGACGCAGGGAGAGCGCTTCCCATTGCTCCCGCTGGCGATGATGCTCCACCCTGACTATAAGCCAGGATAGGGTTAAGACCAGCAGCGCGCATATCAGCCATTGCTCGTTGGTAAGCAGTCGACGACATCCTCTCTTGGAAGTCTTGCTGCTGCATCGCGAACTTTTCGGACTCACTAGTTTGCTCCCTTGCGAAGTCCTGCCCGACGTTAGTCATCTCGCGAGCGAACTGACGGTTTTGATCGTTGACCTTATCCTGGAACGCCCAGTTAGCGACGTTGACGTTGTTTTGAAACGTCTGATTAGAATTATTGACGTCGCGTTGGAGATCCATGTTGGCGTAGTTGAGGGCGGAGTTCTGCGCATTCGCAGCTGCTCCGCCGAAGGCGGACATCACACCGCCTCCGAGATTAGCGAGGCCGCTGATAGCAGCGGCACCGAGAAGCGGGTCCATTAGAAGTGATCGATCAGGCCAGGAACGCCGTACACCGGCATCGGCCGGGCGCACCTGAGCTTGAAGTAGGAGTCCATGATGAACTGAGGCTCATCCTCAACGGCGATCGCCCGGCCGATCGGCGGGTTGTCGACGATGAAGTTAGCGTTGAGAGCAGGAAGCGCCGAATAGTCCTGCGCCAGATGCCACGTGTCGAGCGATTGAGCGAAGTTCGACCGGAACTCACCCGTAATGGTTGAAGGCTTATAGCGGTACTCAGCGTACCTCTCCTGGTAGCCGAAGACCTGTTGATCGGCCGACGTGCCCTGCGTGTAGATCTCCTGATTGAGCACCGCCTGCTCACCGATATGAGAGAGAGCGGGCCAGTAGAAGTCGAACTTGGTCCGGCGGGACCAAAAGCGTTCTAGACCTTGCTGATAGTTGAGGTCCGCCTGCACCGAGATGAGACCAATGACGATCCCGTGTTCGACGAAGGAGTGAGTAAAGCCATGGTTGCTGCCGGACACAGTTCCGTATGCCGCAAGATTTCCTTGAGGCGTGGGCTGAGCGTCAGTCGCCGAGCTTTGCGGCACTGAGTAGAGGTTGATGGGCGATTGTCCGCCACCGAGATACTCCGGCCTTTGCAAACGAGCATCAGGAGAAACAACGTTGAAGTGCGCTCGAATGATTTCAATGTAGCGCGTGCCGCCACGCGCGTCTCGCTCATAAAGCTTCTGGACTTGGAAAGCCTGGCGGAGCTGATTGATTGTAGCCGCCGTCGCCTGCGTAAGATCGGCTACCATGCCCGACGGATCATTGAGATAGAGCGCAGACGTTCCACTACCACCAGCTGTAGCCGCAGTTAAACCTGCGCCCGCAGTCGCTGCCGCATTGATGTTAGTAGCCGGACCACCACTTTGACGAAGAACCGAGATCGGCCCCCCGTCGGAGATGATAGGGGCAGAGGTTCCAAGAGGGATGTCGACGCCTGGACCTTTCTGGGGCCACGGCAGACAACTAGTAAAGTAATCATGCCGCTTCCCGCGGCGGAGCAGCGTGTAGGTTGCTGTTGGATCATTCGTGTCTCCTTTCGGCACAGTCACTGAGTTTTGAAGATTCTGATCGCGGAACCACTCGTTCCAGACCAAGTTGTAAGCCCGAAACGGGAACGACCAATGCGAGTAGCCGGCTACCTGAGTTGGTAGAGCGAAGTAGTCGTAAATAGTGTTGGCCGCATAGCCACCGGCGGGAGCCAACATCTGCGGAACAAGATAGTCGGTAGAGTCGCCCGGGTTGTCCTGCTCACCCATGAAGCGTTGCCAGTTGTCCCAAAGCAATCGGAAGGGAACGAAGAAAAAGAAGCTAGTGAGCCGCATGTTATCCATGATTGGATGGAGCGGAGTCGCCAAGCGCGCAAAGAAAGTTGCTGTGAGATTGAAGGTGTCGCCGGGAAGCACCTCGTCACAGAAAATCGGAACAAGATATCCTGCATCGAAGGTCGTCTTTCTGCCGGAGGAACGGTCGAACGATGAACGCGGGATTTCAGCCTTCGGCACCTGGCTAAAGCTGTGCGACATCACGGAAGGTATTCTAGCCATCCTGCGCTCCTACTTAGCGGGTGCCGCATCAGATTGCCCGAAGAAGTCGGGCTGCCTACGCGGTGCGAGCGGTAGTACGTCCGAGATGTGCTCGCGCACGCCAGCCGGAAGCAAAGCACCGGTCGCGTCGTCGAACATGCCGACGCAGAACAGAGTGAAGTCGGACGGATGCCGGCCGACCGTCGTGTTGGTGTCCTGAGCGAGCTCCATGACCAGGCGCACCGCCTGTCCGTGAGCTGCTGCATAGAAAGGCGGCGAGTATGTCAGCGCCTTGTTATCGTATAGCGTGTAAGCATTGAGAAGCATTTCAGAGTTTCCTTTGAAGTTTTTTGATCCTTGCATCGCGGACCGCAGCGCGGGCCATACGACGCTCGGTCGTCGTGTGAGGTTTGTTCTTCAGACCCAGCTTGCGAGACTGGCGTTTCAGCCTTTGCTGCTCCTTTTCGGTGAGCTGATGTACGTAATATTGTGGAGGCGCCTGACGGACTCCATCGACGACAAGAAATCCGCTTGGGTAGAAGTCTGATTTGAACTCGTTGGCGAAAGCGTGACCGATGCCTGGTCGACGGGACATGACAGCGAATTCAGGGCGGACCTGGTGGTGAGCTCCATCGATCGGAGATAGGCGATAATATCGTTCAGCACCGAACTCATCTCCGGATCGGATTTTTTTTGTAACGTAGCGAGACACGTAAGCGCAGCTCTTGTGAGTGACATCTTGCGTTGAAGTGTTTCCAAGGCCCCATATGCTTTGCAGAGCCTCTGAGCGGTAGATTGGTTCACCACTGTTAGACCTCTCGAGAAAGACCCGATCGGGCGGGTCGTAGTTGAAAATGATGGCGTGATAGTGCGGACGACCATTGAGGTCGCCGTACTCACCGCAACCGAAGAAGCGAATCTTTTGCGGCAGTGATTTGCGCAGCCGCTTCATGAACAGCTGCAGGTGACGCAGATCGAGACCGAAATTTTGAGGAACGGTCTCGTCCGAATAGGTGAGTGTGAGGAAACAGTTCTGCGGATGATAGCGAGCTTCGTGCATCATCCGAATCGACCATTGCCGCGATCGTTCAAGCTTACATCCCATGCAGTTATTACAGGGGATTTCGAGCGGGCTTGTCGAGTTGATCGCGTCGAGGGGATTGAAGGTCAAAAGAGGCTTTCCAGTCTCTCCCCGTTGGGATGCAGACCGGAAAGCTTTGAGAGGGAAGTCGCACCCCATTATTTCTTGCGGGTGCGAGACTTCCAGACACCGTGCTTGTAGGTGCCTTTGGGGCGGGGGCCCTTCACGGTCTTGCCGCCCCTGGTTACCCGAAACGATACGGCCACTTTAGAGCCGGATACCGCCACGCATCGGCGGCGGGCTAGAGTTTTTCGGGTGATGAGTACGAGCTGTCCGGGTGAACAGCTTACGAGAGTGGGCGTTGCCCATTTTGTGACGTTTCACGTTTTGCTCCTTTCCAGTCGCTTAGGACTGACGAATGGTGTCAGTCCATGCATAGGATGACAAGGGATACCTATGCATTTTGGCGCGTGACGCCAGATTTAGCTTAATAAACGCGTTTATTTTACAGTAGAGAAGAGGGTTTTGTCGCGTTTTGATCAGGGATTGGCGCAGCGCGCTATTGAGACAAAGAAAGGGCCCCTCGCGGGGCCCTGAGATGCTAGCCAGGAAGGGCAGAAACGAGGCTACGGCGCCTTCGGCGCCTGCGACGGGGGGCTTTGCCCCCCGTCACCCCCCGTTCCCTCTGACGGGACGATTTTGACCTCTACAGGAGGGGTCGGCGGGGGAGGGGGCACAGCCAGGCCAAGCGTGCGGAGCTCGTCGACGTTGGCAGGATCGTGG